TCATGATGATACCTCGGCTTGATGTTTAGCAGCGCCAACAAAAGCTGCAAACAATGGGTGTGGCGCATAAGGCCGTGATAAAAATTCAGGGTGAAATTGGCAAGCTACAAACCATGGATGATTTTTCACTTCAACCATTTCAACCAATGAATCATCTGGCAATGTACCCGAAACGACTAATCCTGCTTCTTCAAGCTGTTTACGGTAGGTATTGTTAAACTCATACCTATGGCGATGACGCTCACGAATTTCAGTTTGTGCATAGGCTTTGCCAGCATGGGTATTTGCTACCACTTTACACTGATAACCACCCAAACGCATGGTGCCGCCCAAGTCTGAAGAAGCATCACGTTTCACTTTTTTACCGTCTTCTTCCCACTCTGTCATCAAAGCAATCACAGGGTGATTCGTCTGTCCGTCAAACTCGCTGCTGTTTGCGTCTGTTAATCCCGCAACATTGCGTGCAAATTCAATCACTGCCATTTGCATGCCCAAACAAATGCCTAAAAACGGTACATTGTTTTCACGCGCATACTGAATCGCCAACATTTTACCCAGTGTGCCTCGCTCTCCAAAACCACCAGGCACTAAAATAGCATCCACATCAGCCAACACCTTTGAGCCGTTGTTTTCTAAAAATTCAGCATCAATATATTCAATCAAAACACGAACACCATGACTCATGCCACCGTGAATAAGGGATTCGTTGATTGATTTATAAGCATCGGCAAGTTTGGTGTATTTACCCACCATCGCTACGCGAACCACACGTTCAGGTGTGCGGATTTTGTCACAGATACCTTGCCATACGCTTAAATCAGGTGTCTTGTCTTCAATACCAAATTGGTTAAGCAATACCGAGCCTAATCCACCATCACGCAAAACCAAAGGTACGGCATAAATAGTGTCTACATCAGGTAGCGCAATCACGGCCTTTTTTTCAACATTACAAAACAAAGCAATTTTATTGCATTCAGCTTCAGGAATATCACGCTCGCTACGGCAAAGTAGCGCATCTGGCTGGATGCCAATCTCCCGCAGTTTTTGCACGGAGTGTTGCGTTGGTTTAGTTTTAATTTCGCCTGAGGCTGCAATATAAGGCACTAATGTTAAATGGATAAATGCAGTTTGTTCACGACCCAATTCAAAACGGAGCTGGCGAATCGCCTCTAAAAAAGGAAGTGATTCAATATCACCTACCGTTCCGCCAATTTCAACAAGAGCGATATCCACATTTTCAGAGCGCAAAGAGAGCACACCCTCTTTGATTCTATCTGTGATATGTGGAATCACTTGTACAGTTGCGCCAAGATAATCACCCCGGCGCTCTTTACGAATCACTGATTCATAAACACGACCTGTGGTGAGGTTTGAACGTTTAGACATATTTGCATGCGTAAAGCGCTCATAGTAACCAAGATCAAGGTCTGTTTCGGCACCATCATCGGTGACAAAAACCTCACCATGCTGATAAGGGCTCATCGTGCCAGGATCCACATTAATATATGGATCTAGCTTTTGCATCGTTACGGAAAGGCCGCGGGCTTCAAATAAAGCGGCGAGACTGGCTGCTGCAATCCCCTTGCCCAAAGAGGATACTACGCCCCCAGTTACAAAAATAAAACGTGTTTGAGTGTTTGATTGATTCATGTCGGGAGCGAAAGTTACCAGAAGCTCCTCTTGCTTTCCAGCACTGAAATAACACCATCTATACAGGCTTGTTTTTTTCTGACATTACATCTATTAAATCATCAAACAATGCCATGATATTAATTGCTTGACGCGTCACATTTCAGCGCTAAAGTTCGCCGCGTTCATTGCGGGTATAGCTCATTTGGTAGAGCGCGACCTTGCCAAGGTCGAGGTAACCGGTTCGAGCCCGGTTACCCGCTCCAAACACAAAAGGGAGTCTTGTTGGTCTCACGACTCAGGCTCCCTTTTTTTTATTCTAAATATAGAATAAATTTTGAACAACTAGTATTGTATTGTAGTATGCAGGCATGGCAGGGTGGCTCAGTGGTACGGCGGGGGATTGCAAATCCCTTATTCGCGAGTTCGATTCTCGCCCCTGCCTCCAATTTCAACCTTAGAGTAACTCTTAGGTTGGCAGTGCATGCCGGGATGGCGGAACTGGTAGACGCAAGGGACTTAAAATCCCTCGAAAGCAATTTCGTGCGGGTTCGACTCCCGCTCCCGGTACCATTACAAGCCCTTGATATTCAAGGGCTTTTTTGTTTATGGTGGGTGTACCAGTGCCCAGATAGTGACTATTCATAGAAAAACCCCGTGGCCACACAGTGACCAAGCTTCTTTTATTTTCTCACCAGCGTGCGGATACATGTCTGGCATCCATCGCGCATATTTTTTATAAAGCACACTTGGGTCGGTATGCCCAAGTTGCCGCGCCAGCCATACTGGGTGTTCGCCTGCTGAAAGCATCATCGATGCATAAGTGTGACGCGTCTGATATGGCTCTCTGTATGAAATATTGTGAGACTTTTCCAGCGCTTTCATGATTGGATTCCAATATTTCCAAACCGCACCATCACCAGACCATGGCTTATTGGTGTGTGGGTTGTGAAATACCCTGTCTGCATTTTCATAGGTGTATTCTTTTTGTGCTTCTAGCGCCTGAAGCGCTGGCTTGAATAAGTCCACACTACGCACACCAGCTGCCGTTTTTGGCGTTGTGATCACACCATTGGTAAAGTTGCGGCGCACATGCACCCCCCCTTTTGCCCAATCTATATCCGTCCAACGTAAAGCAATAAGCTCACCCGTGCGCAGCCCTGTGAAAATAGCAAATTGCAAATAATTGCGCAGCTGATCAGGGAAGCTTGCCAAAATCGTGCGCTGCTCTTGAGTTGAAAAGGGTAATGGTTCGCGGGTGATGATGGGTAGATTGCTGATAATATCCATAGGGTTTACGGGGATAAGCTCATGCTCATAAGCTTCCTTAATCATGCCGCGCAATGGGATAAGGATATTATTCACTCTTTTATTGCCACATGTTTGGCTGCGAATAAATTCGCGCACCTTCTGTACATTCAAATCCACCAGGCGCACATCTTTAAAAAATGGAACCAACTGCCCTTCTATGGCCTGCAAGTTTGTTTTTGCTGTGGACACCTTCCAAGCGCGCTCATTGTTTGCACCATCTTTAGGGGCCTTTGATACATAATAATCCATCAAAGCTTTTTCCACGGTTGTATTACCAGCCTTGGCATTGCCAAACAAGTTTGCAGATCGGGTATTGCTATCTGGGAAATAGTCTCTGAACACAAAATGACCAAGGCCAATATCATATGCAATTTTAGCATCCATGCCCTCGGCATGTTTCATGTTCTTTTTGGTTGGTGGCAGATTTAAAGTCTCTCTGCAGCGTACCCCTTTATAATAAAACTGAATCTGAATTTTATCACCACGCGCTTTCACACTCATGACGGGCCCCCTTCAATCCAACGCTCAATGGCAGGCACACAATAGTAAATGGTGTTTTCATCTGGTGGTTGTCTCCAATGAATATTCTGCAACCACTTGCCCTGCACACGCTTGGCATTGATTGCCGCCACTGTAAGCCCGGTCATTTCTGCCAGCTTAGATGCAACCACGTATTTGGCTGCTTTGATCATACTGCCAACCTCCCCTGCGACTGGAATCTGCACATCGTTTGTTCATCCATATGGCTTCAATACTCTTTTTACCAATATCAAACAGAGGCTGTGAATCATCACACATCATTGAACACCCACTCGTCATCCACTTTAGTATAGTTGTGAGCCGCCATTATTTCATCCAACTGACCAAAGCTTATATCGAACATTACACACACATCCTGGTCACTTGCGCCACTTTCTATTTCCATTACTACATAGGCTTCATTCATAAACTTCTCCCATCGTTACATTATCTAATTTAGCTAATTTTTCACCAGTGATTTCCTCAGCAACTGATATTGTTTTATCACTCATGCCGCTACCCCTGCTTGGAAAGTTTCTAGGCCCCAAAACTTGGGGGCTTCGATGCGTTTTTTTGGTTCTTTTGCCATGCGTTTGGCTTGCTCGGCTTCTTTGATTTGTTTGCGTATAGCGCGAATGCCTGACCATACCACTGGCACGGTCACCCCGTATTTTTTAGCAATGCGTTGCGGGCTAAATCCCTTGTTGTGCATGCGCATATATGCCAAGCGTCGCTGTCTAATTTCTTGAAGTTCCTTTTTTGACCATCTAGCCATGATTGCCTCCTACATTGTGTTGCTGTGTTGCTGTTTCAAACCAATGGCGGGTGATGAATCCACCGCCCAAAAGTAATAAACCGTAATAAATGATTGCCGATGCTTTCCACACCAAAAACGCACACGCCACCACGAATAAGCCAAGCAAGGCCACCGCGTGGGTGATGTTGTTCCAGTGGGTTTTCATGCAGCTGCTTCCATCGGCTCTGTGACCAATTGGCTCACATAGTTTGCCGACACCAAAGCCTTGGCGAAATGCGGAGGCACTGAGTTGCCACACATGCGAACCTGCGCTGTCTTGGTCAGTTTTAGGCCCTGTTCTGCATCATCACCAATGATGTAATTGTCATCAAATCCTTGGGCGGTGAATAGCTCTCGTGGTTGCATCATGCGCATGCCAATATCAACAATGGCGTACTCAACACCTTCAACGATGACCAAACCAAATCGCTCTTTGGTGGTTATAGTGTGCAAAGGTTCATCCACGAGCTGAGCGCCATCTGTGCCGTAATACTTAATAAGAAAAGCCCTTACCTCGGCATGGTGTGAACCACTCGATGTGATGGTTCTCAAAGGCTCATCAACGCCTTGACCAATCGCATTGTTTCGCAAGGTAACCAAATTAGTCGTTACCAAACTATTATGATCCACAGATGTGACCGTGTGCAGCGGGTCGCTCACTGGTGAACCAACAACACCTGTATAATGTTTAGCTATCAAAGCTGATACTAAAGCGAAATGACCACCCTTAACTTGAGCGCATTGTGTGCGCAGTGGTGAGTTTGCATCCATATTGCGTTGGTTTGAAGCGTTGGCATGCTCAGTGATAAAAGGAACTATTGAAGAGACAATAAAAGGCTTTTCACAATCAATCACATACCGCTGAATTCCTTTTGCAATCCTGCGCAACGTGTTTTCTGCTAGTGGTTTCTTACGCTCAAAAATTGAAGGGCATGGGAGGCTAAAATCAATGCAATCGGCTGCTGTTTTCCATGGCAATAGCTTGCCTGATTTCACTGCATCGCCTTTAGGGTCACCATGAGTTACTTCTGGCCATACAATCGGCAAGCCATCACACCTAGCAATTAGAAACAAGCGCTTACGAATTGTTGGTGCACCATAATCACAGGCACGAAGCTCACGGTGTTCAACAACATAACCAAGGCGCTCTAATGCTCTACAGAATGACTTAAAAGTGTGTCCTTTTCGTGTCGGGTTGGGAATAAAATTACCCTTGCCATCAGAAACCAATGGGCCCCATGTTACAAACTCTCCAACATTTTCAAGCGTGATCAGGCGCGCCTTTGTAACTGCCGCCCAGCGAACACCAACCCAAGCCAAACCACGGATATTCTTTTCTACTGGTTTGCCACCCTTCGCTTTACTGAAGTGTTTGCAGTCTGGTGAAAGATGAACAGCGCCCACCGGACGACCTCGGGTAACTTCTCTTGGGTTTACATCCCAAACAGACTCACACAAGTGCATAGTGTGCGGGTGATTAATGGCATGCATTGCCAAGGCTTCTGCATCATGGTTAATTGCCACATCAACATGTTTCCCTGTTGCCTGGTAGAATCCTTCTGACCAACCGCCGCCGCCTGCAAAATTATCAATCGCCATTTCACCAAAGTTTATAGGCATCTGAGTTGGTTTATGGGTCACGTGAATATTCTTCATATGAAGCTCACCAAAGCCCTAAAGTTTGTTGTTTTGATATGTATAAGCGTCGTCTTTTGTCTGCTGAGGATGTCGTTACTTCGACTACCCCCCCCCCTCACAAGTCTTGAGAGCGCATGGCGCACTGAGCCTATAGTTAGCCCCTGACGTTTGGCGATAAAGCTAGGCGAATATTTTCGATTAAAGCGCATGCTGGTGAAAACCTTGGTCAATACGGAATTGTCGATGTTCATTCATTGCCTCCGATTGCTTGCGTGGCAAAGGTTTCGCTTTGTTGGATTTGCTCTGCCACTTCGTGGTCGCCGTAGTCGCCTGCGAATGCTGGGTCGCGGTATTTGTAGACTTGCCACAAATAAAAGGCATTGGTGGCAGTCATGAGGATGGCAGCATAACCAGACCATGTTTGGGTGAGCGATGGGTAGTAGAAGATATTCCACAGCCCCCAGCTGGTGAAAAACAGGCTGGTGATGATAGACACGCCCATGATGCGCTTGGTGCGGTGCGCCTCTAAAATGGAAGGCAACACGGCAAACGCGCCAAACAACTCAAACAGCGCATTCATGATATCCATGTGATCAACCGCAAACATCGAGGCTGCTCCATACGCGTAGAAATTCAGCTTTGGCTTGTTCTGGGAAAAATGCAGCGACTAGGTGGAACCACCCTGCCCCACCCTCAAATGCGCGGGTGTCTGGGATGCCCCATTTCTCGCCCTGTGATGGCATCAAAGCCTCGGCTTCAAGCTTGAGCGCGTGGTTGTCGGCTTCTTTGACCAAATCCAAATCAACCATGCAAATATCAATGCCCAAGGCCATGCAGATATGCACCTGCCAGTTGGTTTCCAAATCTTTGTAGCCCTTCATTTCTTTGGCATATTTGAGGGGGCGCGTAATATCATGCACATATGCCTCAGCAGAATCATGCAGCAATGCCCATTTCAATGTTTCGGTGTTTGCATTGTGTAGGCGAACCAAGCGATACACCAAAAGCGAATGCTGGGCCACGGTATAAAGCTGGCGGCAATGCCCTGCAAAACGACAGCAATGGCTTAATGCGTGGGCGATGTCTTCAATGCACACATCGGCATGATCAGGCTCAGTAGGATAAATGCGGCGGCCTGTGGTTGATTCAAACCATGTTGGCGTGTGTGTTTGTGGATACAAGGCGGTTTCAAGCATGGTTTGCCTCCCATGATGGTTGTTTGATGATGCGGTGTTTGTTGCAGTGGCAGCATGTTTGGTGATGGGTTGTTTTTTGCCCCACCTTGCCAGTTGACCAATCAAGGTATTCATGGACACCAAGCAAACACCCGATGCGGTTGAAGGCTGTGATAAGCAGAAAAATCAAAGCGCGAAGGAAGTTGACGATTGCGGGTTTCATGATTCCCCCTCAATTCCTTTTAACATCACACAGCCGCGCTCAAGTAGTTCGTAGAGTTGTTGGGCTGCTTCTTTGCGTTCGTTGCGTGAAAGGTCGGTCCCGTTGGGTGAGTCTGGGTCTGTGGCTTTGGCGATGACGCTCATCACATCACCAAACTCTTTGCCAAGCTTCACAGCTTCGCGGTTGATCGCTTCTGGCTGTGGTAAATCTTTGGGTTTGTTGAATACCAGCCGACCCAAGCCATGCTCGAGGTTGTCCAGTGATGCGGTGTCCATGCCAGCAAGCAAATTGCGCATCCAGTGTCTTAAAAAAGGCTCTGCCTCTTGGTTTGGATCAAGGCGTTTTTTAAAAGTAGTCTCGTCCGTTTCTGCGATTCTTGCGGCGTGGGCTGTGCCCATGGGTTTGATGGTTCTATCCCCTACCGTGTAACCGCCCGGATGGCTCACGACCGACTTGTGATATAGGTGGAACGAGTGCTCCACCACCGCGTCTGCCTGCATACTATTACACATGGGAAGCTTCTTCCTCTTTCTTGGCGTTGACCTCTTTTACATGTGTGTTCCACTCATCAAAGGCTTTTTGGACTTCCCACTCTTTGACCTCTTCCATATGGGCAGTTGGCTTCCACAGCAGTGAATCCATATTCGAGCATCCTGTGTCAGGGTCATTCACATATTCCGCGAGCTTCTCAGGGTCTTCGTCATACCAAGGCACCCCAACAAATGCGACGATAGGCGATGATGGTATGATGTTTAATGTTGGCTGGCACAAATACCTGCCTGTTATGATGGTATGACCTTTAAGCCCAACTAGTGATAAGTGGTCATCTTCATTTGAAGTAACGACAGCCTTAAGTTTGAGATGAAGCGCCTTTCCTTCTTTGGTTGTTTGTTTTGGGTACCATCCATCCCAAGCCTTTTTAAAAACTTTTCTGTCGGGGACGGTTGCAAACTGAATTGCAACCAGTTTTTTATTCCTTTGATAATACCCTTGCCCATTATTAACATCTTTCAGGATATTTCGATATTCTTGCTCAGCAGCCTTGTTTGTTTCACGGCTTGCTTTGATGGCATCAATTAATGGACCATCTGTTACCTTGAAATAACGTGTATATTTATTCATGGGAAATTGCCTCCTCATTACCCATTGCGGTGGGTAAACCGTTTTCGTTAGCGTTTGCTGCATGTTGCTTTTGATTCTCTTCTTCCAGCCATTGGGCAAACAGGTCATCGTTGATGCTGTTGCTCAAAATGGAGGTGATGGTGGATGTCGCCCAAATCTTGCGGCCATTGCGCGTTTTGAAGGGGCTGTCGCTCATTTTGTTGGCAATGGCAGTGGGCCCAAGCCCATCTTGCTTGCAGCCCCAAATCAGGCGCAAACCTTTTTGCTCAATAGCGTGTGGCAAACACTGTTTGTTGACATATTTCCAGCCATAAGGCGCATAAAAACTATGCTGTTGTCCGTTTTCTTTCTTATGCGCAAGCACTGTTTTGGTGCGCTCACCAGTGCGCATGCGTTCACATTCGGCATCGATAAGGTCATAAGCAAAAATGCGGCGGCCACGTGCAGTGCTCACATCAGCATTGGTGCCACCCATTTCAATAAAGAACATGCTCACACCAAGCTTTTCAAATTCATCAGCTGTTTGCAGCCCTTCGATGGTGTTGCGAAACATGCGGTCGATTTTACAGGTCACAAAAGCTTCAACCTCGCCATTTCTGCACATATCAATCAGCGCAACCATAGCTGGGCGGCTCTTGATGGCCTTGGCGCTGCTGGCATCTTCAAGAAAATCCACCAACTCAAGATCATACATAGCGCAATAACGCTCAATCATATCCTTCTGGGCTTCAATGGAGCCGCCAAACTGCTCTTGTTTGCTGGTGCTCACCCGCACATATCCGATGGTTTTCATTGCACCACCGTAAAATTGGTGCCAGTGATACCTATTTTACGTTGAATATGGTCCAAGCCTTTACCAGTGATGAGCGTTTTGGTGCTCAAACGTGTTTTTTGCTCACGGGAATCAAACCAAGGTGTTTCAACAACACGAAAGTAGCCAGCATCGATATATTTTTGATAAGGCATCGTGCTGCTCATCATGATAGCACCGATTTCACGCAAAAAGCGTGTAAGGCGGTTGCGGCCTGTGCCAATCACTTTCGCCGCCTGTTCAAGGGTATGACAATTTGCAGCAGAGGTCACCGCATCATGAAAAGCCACCTTGGGCGCGTCTTGGTTCACCTTGTCTACCAAAGCGATGCGTTGTTCTTCAATCTCAGCCGCAAAGCGCAAGGCATCACCCAAGGTCTTGGGGATATTATAATCCGTAAGCGCAGCTTCCCGCTCCAAATCTTGCCAGCGGTTCACAATCTTGGAGCGGATGGCAACCATATAACCCGATACCAAAATCATGGTGGCAGGATAAGTGAGCTCAAAAGCGACAGAATCTCGACCGTAGCTATCTTTGCGAGAGGATTCAGCAAACCCACTCACATCTTCACCAGCGGCATCCAAATCATCGATGATTTTGCGAATATCACGAATAACATGGTCATGACGCTTGGTTGTAAGTTCGGCAACTTCCATGCTACTCATGGTTTGGTTGCCGTTGCTAGGCTGCATAAAGTTTTTCATATCATCATTCTCTCTTGTGGTTTCTTAGTGTTTAGAGTTCTCCCCAAAGTTGGGGAGAACTCTATCTTGGTGTTTGCTGAAGCTGTTCATGCCGCCTCCTTGGCTGCCATGTATTGGCCAGCACCTGGGCAAATTTCCAAGGGGCTGATTTCATGCTGAAGTACTTCGGCAATTTTGGCGGCGTGTTGTGTCTTGCCAGTCCATTCAGATGCAGGCATGCCGCGACGAATCCAGTTGGAGAAGAGTTCAATGCTAAATCCACAGGCATTGCAGAAGTCGGTACGCGTGCGTCCATCAAAATGTTTGGCAACCAGCGCGTTAATTTTTTTGATTGTTATCTCGTCCATGGCATGTCTCGTAGGACACTCCTATGCTCTTTTTTTGTAAGCTTGGCAATTTCAACACTGCTCATGGATTGCTGTTGCCCATGACCGTTCAGGCGAAAGAAATTAATCATGCCGCCCCCTTGGCTGCCATGTATTGTCCAGCACCTGGGCAAAGCTCAATAGGAGCAACATCGCCATTGCCCATTGCTTTGATGAGGTCGCAAATGACTTGCGCGTATTTGGTGGTGCCCAGCCATTCAGAATTGGGTAATGCTTGGCGAGTGATCCATGCGTGGGGGGCAAATCGTCCAATAGCCATACCCTTTGCGGTGCATGCTCTGGCAATCGTTGCTGCCCCACCTGCTTTTTCTATTGCTGTTTTAATGTCCATGGCGCAACACTAAACAAAGTGTTCAGTTCCTGTCAACACATTTTGTGCAGTTCGGAGTTAAACATTATGTGTAATGATTCGGAAATGAGTCAGTTTGAACGTATGCTTAAAGAAATGGATGCGCTTAAAATATCCAAAGCTGAAATGGCTCGCCGTTTAGAAGTAAGCGACCAGAGGTTTGGTAATTGGAAAAGACGCGGCGCTATTCCTAAAGAGAAACTGCCTGCTGCAGCCAAGGTGTTGAGGGTTAATTTACACTATCTCATGACAGGTGAAGGTGCTGCCAGAAAACTATCCACCATGCAGCGTAGAATCTCTGATATGATGCTGCGCAATGATATTGATGCGCATGATTTAGAGATGTTGACGCGCAATAAGGTGAGTGCGGCTGTGATTCAAAGCTGGCTCAATGGTGAAGCAGAGCTATCCGATACAGAGCTTACCATTGTCGCACCACATTTGGGTATGCCTGCTGATTACTTCCGCACAGGGGTAAACAGCATCAAACAGATGGATGGGCCAAGCCGCAAGGTGCTTGAGCTTCCCGAAGGCTATGAGCAGGCATCACATCTTGCGCAAACTTTATCAAAAGCCGTTATTCAAATGTCGAGCAATGGGCAATTACCCGACGAAAAACTAGAGGCCATGATGAATCTGCTTAATATCCCTGCACCTGTAGCCGCTCAGAAGCTAAAAATAACAAAAGCTCAGTTACGCAAAGATGCTGAAGCAGAGGTGGCAAAGCGTGAAAAATTAGGCAAGCGCAAGCTCTCTGCAGAAGAAAAAGAGCATTTCATTCAGTTTATTATGGATACATCACTCAGCCACCCTGCTCTTGAGTTAGATGAATCCGAAAGCAGCTGGCAAGAGCAGAGCAACTGATCGCTTTCTAAAAATGGAGGGAATGGATATCAAAACAATTATACTTTTTTTAACGATAATGCTGGTGGGGCTGCCTGCCAATGCTGCCGATTTTCGAGGGGTTTCATGGGGCGCAACTGCTGCTGAGATTCAAAAGGCTGAAGGTAGAAAAGCTGACAACGCTTCGCCGCAAGGGTTGATCTATGTCACGACACTTGCCGGCATAAAGTGTTTGGCGATGTATGGGCTTAAAGGTGGGCAATTAAGCTCGGGTGTTTATTCTTTTGTTGAGCATCGGAAAAATAACGGACTATATATTCTCGACTTTGAAAAAATAAACGATCTTCTTACTAAAAAATATGGCTCCCCCCAAATTGCAGACCAATGGGTCAATGAGACATATAAAAACAAACCTAAACTTCATGGCACAGCGCTTTGGCTTGGGCACCTGAGCAAAATTAGCGGCTTCACAAACGGCGAGACCTCTATTGCCCACGTGTTAAACCATGAGGACGAAAAAATAAGCCATCGGATTTACTACCAAAATAAAGCTGTCATAAAGAAAAACTCGAATAAAGCTGAGAACACTGCTCTTGATGCTCTGTAGAAAGGTGGTCAGCAGCGCTGTCTAGGCTATCTGGCATGCCGCTTTAATGGCGCTTCTTCATTTGTGGCTGGTGCTGGCAAGGCATGCATCGCCACTACATTGTGATGAAAAACATGCTCTAGTTGCATCACTTCATCCATAAGATCTTTAGAATATAGCCGTGCCCACAGTCGCAGCTCATAGGAAAGGTCAAGAAACCCATCGTCATCATCCTCTTTAATACATTGCAGCCGTTTGGCTGATATGGGTTTGATGCGCTCAATCACATACCTGTCTGCTGCAGCTTCCATTATAGCCTTATAAGAAGTCGTAGTATCGTGGGACCCCACTGTGCGTCTGTGCTCTGTTGCCGCTTTTTGTTTTGCAAACATCCTTGTTCCCCTCTACCTAAACCTATGAAAAAATTGCGCATTGGTTTACTTGCCCCTCATGAATATGAGCCATCATTCTTGCGATGATTGGAATGAAGTGAAGCGATAAAGCTATGACACCGCAACCTCTTTTCTGCGTAAAAAGGGTTAATGCCTGCGCGCTATGCTTTAGCACCTGCCAATAAGCCGCGAAAAAAATATTTTCATGCCATGCGTTTTTATGCTCATTTTTTCTCAAGCAAGGGACAGTTTATGCGATAAGAAAGAATAAGGAGCAATAAACTTATGCCTCTTTCGAAAAAAAGCAGAGAAAAATATCGGGCGATGTTGCGGGCGATGGTCCGAGCATGGCGGTGTCGGCATAAGTCGCACACTTTAATCTTGCTTGCAAGTCGTATAGACATGAATGTACATACATTTTTAAGCAAGTTGCGAGGGAAAAATGGCGCTACATTTGACGGCTATGAGGCTGCTGAGCTAACCAATGAAACCCAACAAGATCATTTTGTTGAATGGATATGCACAAAAACAGGGCATATCAATGTGCCAGCGGCATCATTCATTGATGACGATGAGGTATTTGAACACAACATCAAGAAAAACTCAGCATATGCAACGATTGCAGCGGGTGAGTTTCATGCATCGGTCTTCCAAGCGCTTGAAGATGATGTCGTTGATGATGATGAACATGCAACAATTCGCCAGAAAGGCCGCAAAAGCATCCAAAAGACTTTGGCAGTGATGCATATCAAAAAGAAACCCTAAAACTTGTAACAAAATACGATATCTGTAACACTTCTTTTTCGATTTCTCGGAGGGAATATATAATGAATAAAATTATAGCGGTAATCATTGCGGGCATGCTATCTGCATGCGCAACAGCAGGTGATGCTTATCTAAAAAGTAAAAGCTTGGATTATGAGTCAAAACCAGCAGATGCATTGGTGATAGAGCAAGCTCGAAAAATGATTCGCCCACATTTAAAAGACCCTGATTCATTAAAAAACTTGAGTATTGTAAATAATTACAAATGTTACGCTTCAAAAATGGGCGTAACTGACAATGTCAGCCCAAAATATAACTATGGTTACTGGTGTTATAACTTTAAATATCAAGCAACAAACAGCTATGGTGGCTATGTAGGCGGCGATAAATTTGCAGTTTATGCTAAAGGTAGACTTCAAAACATTAATCGTCTTGGTGAAACTGTCCGAAAATTTGATGATCTGTATATGTATCACTCTCCCCAATGAGAATCTAGGCGTGATTGAAGGCGGATGGGGCTTAGTGAGCCTCACCGCGCATCACGTGCCCCAAGCTCTTAGGTACCAAAAGCCCGTCACCAACACATCAAGTAGGCTTTCTTTATTCGTATTTTGTGCCTTCCCAATGCGCTGGATGCGCTGCACAAGCTCAATCGCCAAACCCATCAAAAACGGGCAACCGAAAAACGCGGTCAATGCATAATTAAGGTTCAGCGTGAGCAATAGCGCAAGACAAACACTGGCTAGTGATGCGAACGCACCTAAACGCATGTGCTTAGGTGCATTGGGGTCGGTTTGCATGTGGCTTAGGATTACTTTAATCATACAACCGCCCTAGCTGTAACCAAGTCGGTTACTGCTACGCTTGCACCATCCACCACTGCTTGGGCTACTGCACGTTCATCAGCATCAATGGCTAGAGCAGGGTTAGCTACCTTCCCACCATTGATGCCGCCAACATCCGGGTAGGCTAATGGGTCAAGGGGCGCTTTAGCTAGTCTAACTTGGGCTACTTCATAATCAAGTACAGACTGTAAAAGAAGACTATCTGCTGCTGCATCAACACCTGCTTGTCTCGCTGAAAGCACAAGGGTGGAAAACGCATCAATCTGCGCCTGCTCTGACAGTGTTGGCGTATACTTGGCAAGAGCCTCACCTTGTATAATTCGGTTCAGCTTAAACTCGTCGTTCTCACTGAATTTTTGGCGAATCATGGAAACAACGCGGTTGTTTATTTCATCAGCAGTGAATACTTTATTATCCATCATATTTATGAAGCTCATACTAGCACCCCTTCAATTACTACGTTATTTGTCCCAAGCGCTGGTGCAACTGCAAAGCTAACACCATAAATAAAGCCATCATAAGTTATCGTATAGTCAGAAGTAGCTCCTTCAAACTTACGAACACCTGCAACATAAACTGATTGCGGTCTCCACCCACTTTGAAGCTCGAATAGCGTTATAGCCGCATTACCATTAAAGCCAAAAGATTTTGGCTTGGTTGCCGCTTTAGACAACTTCTCATTAGCTGCATTCAATTCTGCATTCACATTAATCGTAGGCGCATAATACTTAGTGCCTGTTAGTGCAGGGCATGGTGCTGCTGTAAAGCCTGCTGTAGTTACAACGCTGTCAATGCGTTTCAAGCCTTTAAATAAGTCAGTATTTGCGCCGTTTTTGACTTGGTGGGTATCTGTTTTATCATCGTACGTTAAGCCTGATACCAAGGCTGAATTTGACAACAAGCATAAGCCACCACCTTTGATTGCGCTCTCTTGGTCCGCAATGAATTTAGATTGCTCGGCTGTTGGTGCCGTGGCTTCGATGTTGCAAGTCTCGAATGAGCCACCTATCCACGGTGCCGATGCATGCTGCCCTTCTCCGATGCGTAAAAACCCAGTTAAGTTGCTGATGGACAGTGCAGAAGTTGCGCTACATACCAGTTCTCCATCTACAAGCACGGTTACAGTTGTTCCGCTGCGCTTAACCTCAAGCGTGTGCAGTGCTATATCAGAGAAGGAACTAGTGCTCGTCCCAATTAGAGTTAGAGATATACCATTATGAATGTAAAGATTTATGACATTTAATGCCGTCAAAGATACATACATTGAGCCAGCTGATACACCATCTCCTAGAGATAGTATAAATCCATTAAACCCAGCAGCTCCCCACTTAACTCCTGTCATTCTGATACAGAAATCACCAGTACCAAGTGCATTCCAATCAGCATGTGAAGCTTCTTGAATATAGTTAGTAGCACTAAACCCACTAATCGCTGTGCGTCCCCCTGCAACTGGTATATATGTAAGTACACCAACTGCTGCAGGTAAACCTGCTTTAACACTCTTGTCGCCAATGATAGAACCAGAATCAGCAAGAATGCAGCGGCGAATATCGCCAACCATGTAGCCCGTGTTGTAGGTGTTAGTGATATACGCATTTAGACTCGACGTCGGTGCTGTTATGTTGTGTTTTAGTAAAGTTAAGCCCGCACTATTTGAAAACACCCCTGTACGGTAGCGATTATTGCCTGAGCCTATAAGTGGTGCTGGGATACTAGTTGCCCCTGTAAATACATTAGTGAGTGACGCGTATGGAGGCTCTGAATACTGTAGGTATGTAGATACAGTTGCATTGGCAGCGTACAAGTTACCTTGCTTATCGAACTCACAATTAAAGTATGCCCCAGCTCCGCTAGGGGTCACCGTCGTACCATCATCTTTAATAATACTTAGGCCACCAGCCGTACCAACTACAATAGTCGGAACCTTAAGACCATTCTCGATTGGCGCGCTGGGTAGGTGGGTGATTGCTACAGAGTTGACTATGCGATTAACTATTGCTTTTGCGGCCTCGGTATTATTCGCAGAACCAATACTACTAAAAACCGATTCGGTGAAGCTAACTTTTCCACCTACGCCGAAAGATACCCATGCTCCAGTTTTGAAGTCATAAACTGCTAAGCCGTGAACAGAACTAGCTAGGCATATTGATCCATTGATGGCTGCAATAGATGATATAGAAGGCTGTACAGACGTAACCGCCCACATGGATGGAGAACCGTGCGTAGAATCCCAAATGATAGCTCGACCTGCCTCTGCTGTGACAAAACCACGCATTGGGAATTTCTTTGTACCTGCGCGAGTAGTCGCACCAATACCATACGCATTAAACACTGAGCCAGTGTAGTAAACATCCCCAATAGCAATAGTTGGATTAGCTGCAAGAGCCGCTGCATCATTTACATAGTTTGCTGTAAGGAATTGTTTAGAGTTAGAGCGAGTTTCACTATACCAAGACTTATCCGAGCAACGGTCTAGCCATGCAGGGTCAGCACTGTTATCAAAGAATGCTGTTGCTATAGGGGTGATTGGCAGCGTTGCGGTAACATCCCCTGTGGCTGAACCAATCGTAAGTGCGCCAAAAGTTGCACTGCGTGATGTTGAATCGCCATTTTTCAGTATATCATCAAGCGCTTGAGTTGCGCTCCCAGCGGCGGGGAATGTTAAGCGTCTAACGCCACCGAGGGTCAGACCTGCGCTAACAACGGCTTCGGCAGCCGTGATGCCTGGTGTAGTCATAGCCTTGTGAGTGCCATCTCCATAATGCTCAGGGTTAAATGCTTGCTCTAACATGCTATTATTTTCATCAATTTCATCGGCATAGCGTCCAATAGAGTTGCGTGTTATCCTGTTTAAAGAAATCGGTGGCTTTGGCATTATTTCACCTCGAGTAATGTGAGATTTATTTTTTGTTGCTGTTGTTTTAAGTCGGCAGTAGTCACCATCATTTTGATAGAATGAATACCTTTAGGAAGCTGCTTAGAAGAAAGCAAGACGATATCGCCAACCGTAATGTCCAGCTTGCGTAATGAGACAGGCAAGGTGACGACTGCACGACCATCATTCCAAGCATTGAGATAATTCGCGCCAATCAAGGCGAGTATGGCTGCTGGGATATTCCACCAATCGCGCATCGTTTCCCAGAAATCAGAGCCATAGGATGAGACACTTGCTGCATCCACAAAAATTTCACCTGAAGCAAACTGCTCATCACCTTTGCCTGTGCCCGAATAACCCGTGAGCAACATTAAACTGTTAATCATCAGGTTCCAGCCACGCCGCCAGGTTACAGATTTTGTGCCCACAATATCTTTATCTGTAATGACATGATTAGGGACGATACCCACTTCTGGCTCTGCCAATAACGTTATTCTATTTTGCTCATCGCTTGCCCACTGCGCATTCAACATGAGTGCGAGTTGCGATAACATTTCAAAAATAGAAGTGGGTTTATCGATGATTCTGGAGCCTGTATAGTTAGGTCGCATGGCTTTGACACGAACAAGGCTTGCTTCATTGATGAACTGTGGTGGCAATAAGGCGCGGTTGATAAGTAAATCGCGCGCAATATCAATCAAGTGCCAATCTGCAGCCGCATTGGTTGTTGGGTTATATATGATTTGATTCCAAACTGCTCCAGTCTTGGTGTCAGGAACTTTCCTATCTGTAATTGACGTTGTATCTTCTAATTCAAGCTTATATTTTCCAGCTTCGTAAGTAAGATCGTTGATGCGGGCACGATTGACAATCGTCTTTTCATCAATACCCATGACACCAAGGCTCATCGTAGCGTGATGACCTTTTAAATCTAATTCGCGTAACGACTCCACGATGGGCACAGCTTCAAGCTCTGCCGACGAAATGCCTTTTGCCATTTTACCAGGGCGCGCAGAAAGTTTGGCATTGAGCATAGTCATGCTGCCCAAGCCGCGATGAGCAAGCATATAATGGTCCTTATCAACAATGTTTTGGGTCGCAATGGTTAAGATTTTACTCGACGAATACTTAATCTCCCACTTCTCAATCGCAGGCGATTCATCCAAACTAGCATTGGCATACATCACAGCTTCAACGCGCCAATATTGCGCAGGTGGCAAGTTGGGTGTAAATGCTGATAAAACACCAAATGAACTCCATAATAGCGGGTCGAAAGCGCTGGCATCTGCCAAAGCTTTATCATTGGTATACCAAGCATTAAGCGTTGTTGTTGTACCCACGGGATGGTTCGCAAGCTGCGTAAAGCTGGCTAATTCTGTTGCTGCCGGAATATCACCCATTTTAAATATGCGAGCAAAGCTACCCTGACTTGCAAAGTTATTGCCTCCACCAGATGGCCAATAACCATCACGAATGGGAACATCCCAACTGATATCAGTTGAGACTATCGTTCCGACGTACACAGATGCTTTAAATGATACGGTGTTAAGTGTGGCGCCACCATTATAAACATATGTATTTTCATCAGGCAGAATCATCGATACTTCAAAGCTATAAGTATGCCCTTTTGCAATGGGCGCATTCAACATTGAAAACGTGTATTTGGCATAATTACCACTAAATGCCACACGTTTTTTGCTGATATTTCCAACCTGATTGCCTGAAGCATCTAAAATACGCAACATAATATCTACAGCTTCAGATTCATAATTCCATAATGGAATACATACATCGTTGACGAGGCGCGTAGATGTTGGCGTGTACGAAAAGGGTAATACATTTGGCTGCGTAATAAGTGTTCGTTTATAGCCCGTGTGATGCCATGTATGACCAATGTGTTTGTTACCAGTGACGTAACCTTGCTCCTGTACATCAAGCTGCCATGGCATCCATCCTACACTATATGAGCGCGCCATTGATGGTGAAGGAAAGAATATTGCACCTGTTGTATTTATCACATGTGCTGTGCCTGCGGCTAACATCACAGCACCAGCTTTGCGTGTTAAATCTATATTTGTATCACCAATAATAGATTGTGTCGGATAAAAGAAACCGTTGGGGTCAAAATAGGTTTGCCAGGCTACCCTAGCGCTAATATCGCTTGCCCATTCTGCTGCGGAATCAAAACTATCATGCAATGGGTTGCCAATATCTAAATCCAAAAATGATATGGGTGTTGTCGTTTGCTTGTTTAAAGCTTCGAGTAATATTGGCGGCACGTTTCTCATAAGACTTCTATCAGATGAAGACTAAGCGGTCTTTTAAAACCATCACGAATGGGGAAATGGATATCACCTTTTTGCTTGACCAGATAACAACGCCATGCTTCTGAAGCTGGCATAGCACACCACCAAAAAGGCTCATTTTTTTCAGTCACAAATTCACGAAAAGCATCAATACTGCTCCAAAGTTCATCATAGATACCATCCCATCTTGGTTTTGCTTCTATACGTAAAAAATTATTGATGTGCCACGTATTGCCTGCTGAATATTCAACCATTTCACCGTGTGATTTGTCAGGGTAGGTATCATAACCAAAGTTTAAATATGGCATTCTCAATGTCGAACCCATAAATAAGAGTGGAACAACAACCGTAGCATTGGGCGGAAATCCTGTTAATTTTAAGGTGTATATGCTGCCTCGTGTATGAGGATCAATTATGAATAATGCTGACTCGTTTTTGGGAGCATAAAATTTTGTGTTGAGAATTTGAGTGGTATCAGCAAATAAAGATATAGCACCACTTTCAAAATGAAAACCTGCAGCATCATGTCGACTTGCACCAATAATCAAAGCATCCACAGTATAACCAAGCAACGGCTCAAGTCCCCAACGGAAATTTCCCCAGCCTTTATCTCTAAAATCAGGTGTAAATTGAATATGCACTTCACCTGCGGCATCACATTCAAGCACAGCTGGCATATCAGGCGTTGGCTCAAAGGCATCATTGAGATTGCTGCCATATCGAATGGTTCCAACAGTCACTGTTGCCTGCGCATTTTTAGCTAGATTTAACCAGCCTATAAGTGGGTTGTCGGTGGTCATGCTGTTAATCCCATACCATTTTCTTGCTGGTCCGTAATTTTTTTAGAAATTCGATCAGCTAAGGCATCTTCTGCATCTGGTGACATTGATCCATCCGATATAACCGTAATATTCCAATCGACAATTGGTCTATCATTTTGATTGTTGGACTGACGCTGAGGCAAACCAGTGCCAGGATTTATCGGCGTTGTTGGTGTGCTTCCACCATTCCCTCCACCAGCTGAAATAGTTGGCATAGTTACAGTGCCAGCGCCACCACCCATTTGGGTACCTGCAATTTTTGCATCATTAGCCATCGCCATTTTGCCAACGGCTAACGCCGCAGCGCCACCAAGAAAGGGGCCGATGATTGGAATGGGGGCAAGGGATGAGTATGCGCCCATAGCAGCCTTAAAACCATTGATAGCATTCTCAGCGCGCGCAGCTTTTTTCCCTATTTCAAATTGTTTTTTATTCTCACTGCCCATCAAGCCCGATAAAGCACCGAATGTGGATGCGGCAAATGCCATTTTTTGCTCACCAGTTGCTTTATCCAAGCTTTGGGTGGCCTTGGCATAAGTTTGGGCATTGCTCACCATGGCATTAAGGTTGACCAGTTGATTTTCACTGGTGAGCTGCTGGAACTGCCCTTTTAAATTGTAAGCGGCATTTTCACCATCCATCAACCGCTGCATGCGCGCTTCTGCATCGGCCATTTCAATTTCACCAATGGCATCGGCAGTTTCTTGAGCACGTGTGATGCGCAGGTCATCGTAATACATGCCCATGGTATCAAGCTGCTCTTTGCTTGCGCCCTGTGTTTCTGCAGCAGATATCATGCGCGCTTGCTCAGCATCGAGCATGGATAATTCTAAATCATTTTTAGCAAATAAGCGGGTGGATTCATCTTCAAAAGCCACGGCTCCAAGCGCTTGAATCTTTTCAAATTTAGCACTGTGAATATCAATGACTTTCTGCGCATCTGCCGTGGCTTTGGCAGTGTTGGCATTGTTGCCTTTACCCTGTGTTTTGCCTTCTCCAGCGCTTGGAGCCAAAACATCTACAGGCGCATTGCGCCCTTTTTCTAAGGCATTAACGACCTTCTGTGTTTTGCTATTAATTTTTGCCCATGATTTCTCAGCGGCCACGGAGTTATCAAGGAAAGTTTTTAAGCTTTCATTGCCTGTGGCTTTGATGCCTTCTTCCAAATAACCAATTTCTTTACGAAATGCCCTAACATCTTCCAAGTCGCTTTTTGCATCTTTCCCGATTGCACCAGGGATGTGTTGAACCGCACTCATGTATGCTTCATAGCCAGCTAACATGACGTCAAAGGCTTGAACGCCGACGAGAGCAACGGCATCAATACCGATGCGCACTGCATCGATAGGCATTTGCATAGCAACAAATCCTTTGGCAAATATCGCGGCACCAGTGGTGCCTACCTGCATGCTGGTGATTAATACATCGGAGATATCGCCTGCGAGTTCTTTTACGCCGGAACCATTATCAACAATCTCATCATGCAGCAAGTTTAAAACGTTAGTCATGGCTAGATAAGAACCATTGTCGGCGACTTCCGACCGCAAGCTAAAGAAGTCATTGCCAAGTCGACTAACAGCAGAGCCACCCCGTTTTGCCATAAGTTCTGCTGCTGGGGTAAACTCTTTAATCATTTTCTCAGATAACTTGGGCAGAAGGTCCGAGGCGAGAACTTCACCGTTATCTAGCATCTTGTTAAGTTCTTGAGTAGAGACACCCATAGCATCAGCCGCCATATTGAATGCCCCTGGTAATCGCTCACCAAGCTGCCCTCGAAGCTCTTCTGCTTGCACATTACCTTTGGACATCATTTGCTCAAAAGCTTTAAGCATGCCTGTTGATTGTTCAGTTGTTAAATTTAATGCTTTGGATGCTAAGGCACTTGCTAACCAAACTTTTTGAGTCGCTTCGCCTTGCAACTCTGTGCCTTTGGATGCAGCTGTTAGTGAACCATAGTCATCAGCATTTTTTCGTATATTTAAGCCCAATAGTTCAGATTTTGTGGCCACAAAGTCTAATGATGCACCTGAATACTCCATTTTAGCGCGAAGACGGTCTGTTTCCATACCTACTTGAAAGATATCTGTGGCTAAAGCTGCTGTTGCAGCCATTGCAGCCGAAGTAGCAACGCCGATACCTGCCATGGTTGTTTCAGCAGCATCTTGGACTTGCCTAAATGCTTGTTCCGCATCTTTGGCATCACCAAGGATGGCAATTTTTACTTTTTCGTTAAGCATTGGTTGCGTACACCTTGTAAGATGTCCATGAGTTCAATAAACAAGGGTGGCTGATCTGACCAGCCACCTGCCAGCGGCATCCGCATGGCACTGGGAAGGTTTTCATCAACGTAGCGATTCCAAGCACGAAAAACAGCATCATACTCAATTTGGAATACGACCGGGCAAGCATAGCTTGGTGGCGCATTCTCAATCCACTGCACTGGCTTAGGCTCAAAGCAACCACCATCTGGCATTAACCCTTTTTGACTTTTTGGGCAGTTTTGGCAGAGCTTGGTGCTGCTTCCTGCGAAGAAATTTCGCGCTGCTGCTTTAACTTTTTTAATGCTTCTTCATCCAATAAAACGGCTTCCATCACAATCGCTGCAATCACATAACACAGCTTTTCGGTTTCATCATCACGTGTATCGAGGGTGAATGACAACTCGCGTGGATTATAATCTTTGCCTTTAATCGTTAGCTCTGTGATACACTCGCGCAAAGCATAGAGGGCAATCTTTATATGTGGTGCTGTTCCCACAAAACGCATGGCTTTCATTTCGCTGATATCATCAGGTAAGACATTGCCAAGCTTGAGGCTTACGCTATGTTTATTACCATAATCAGTTAGCATTTCAGTGAGAGTTGCATCTTTTCTATTTAACAATTTAAAGTTCATATGTTGCCCCTATTAATCAATCAAAATTTGATACGCGCTGTCGCGGCCGCGAAGTGCAATCACACATTCATCATCGACAAGCGAGTTGTTCGCTTTTGATTTGAGCGAGGTGTATTGCCCTTGTGGCGCAGAAAAGGTAATGCGGTTGCCAGCAGCACCACTTTTGCTGGTAAATATAGCAAGGGTGCTTGCTAGCAACTTGCCATGGTCTGCTGCGAAGGTGAGCGATGCTTTGCTGAAGGTGATTGTTGGTTTTGGACGATCATCTGTGTGGACCTCTGTTTGCCCAATATAACGCGTTTGAGATGCGGAAAGGCTAGAATCAAAGGAAAAACTACCCACTGCAATAGATATTCCAGCCTCTGTAACCACATCAGAGGCCATGACATCAATCTTGTCTGATTGCTGGTATGCAAGCGTCGCTGGAAGCACTGCAGCAGGCTGGGGATCAGCATATGCCGCTAAAATGGTTACTTTTGCTGTGACTGAACCATCCATGTTTTGCTCAAAGGTAAATGCCGAAGCTTTGGCACCGACAAAATGATAAACAAGACCATTGTCATACCAATCAAAGGTTGCTGTTTTTCTTGCGCTTCCTCGCGCTGAAGTGGGCGAGATGAGTACACTTGTGTTCAGTGTGCTGACAAGATTATGATCAGCGCATGCAATCAGTGGGGCAAAATCTGGGATAATACCCAACCCACCGCCAGAACGCAGATAAAATGAAACCTCGAGTGACATGGTTTTGCCAATCACACTTGAAATACCATCGCCATAAGCTTGGGCTATTGATTTGTCTTCGCGCTCTAAATATTCTGGATTAAAGGCTGGCTTGGACATCAAACGAATGGCATGCAATGCAGGATTCAATACGACTGCGACACCAGGTGTAGCTTCTTCTGCGCCAACCAGGGCATAATCTCTATCTGAATATCTTGGCATGACTTACTCCTTTACTGCCTTTGTTTCGGTTTGGGTTACTTCTTCGTTATCCGGTGCGCCAACTGGCTTGATGGCCTCTCGAATTTTTGCGGCGGGAACGCGTTTTTCTTCGATTTGCTCTGTGACCGCTGGTTTTTCAGAAACTTGTTTTGCTATTGTTTTTTTAGCTTGCATGTCTTTCTCCTTGTTTATTCATCATCTTAATACGGCGCAGTGCGTTCAATTTGGAAGATAATCGTGAAAAAATGGAAGGGATGATTTACATTTTCATCACCTTGGCGATGCGTAATATTAAGATTGGTAGATAATCCACCCATGCGCCGATCAGACAGCAGCGCAAGCGCTACCAGCCGCTCAAATTCAGCGATATGTTGAAGGTGGGTATCATCCAGCGTAGACGCTTTTTCAAAATAAAGACCCATATCCACCATATAATCTTCAACAAGATATGCAGGCTCTCCGGTATGGAGTTGTTTGACTTCTTTGGGGCCAAAAATAATGCTCGCAGATGGAAATCCTTGGCTTTTCACCACTTGGTTTTTACGATTACCCAGCAACACGGTGAGTGTTTTGCCAAAGGTGGCGGCTAACCACGCCGTGAGCGCAACATCAGTTTGAAGAATCGTGCGCATATAATTTTGCACATCGTATTGCGTACTCATATTGAGATACCTGCCATCAACCCTTTTCTAAGCTCTAAAGAAATGGCGCGCATGCCTTCGCTGCGGGTCTGATTGATACCATCTTGGGCAAAAGGCCGCTTTTTGTGGATAGCGGCTGCATAACGCACTGTATTCACGAGATAAGCATCGCCTTGGCGGGCTGTGATACCATGTTTGCTTTTGCCTGGTAAAATATAATCTTGGGCGCGACGAAGCTGGCCTGTGCGCACTGGTACTGGATATGCACCAGCAGCCGATTTGCCGCTACCTGATAATAATCTGTGGGCGGATTTGTGTGCCATCAACACCCATTTGCTCAAGCCACGATTCAAAGACTTTTGAATGCCTTTTTCATACCTTTTAAGTCGCTTGATGGTTGATTTCACATCGCTGATAACGCGAATCATAATGCCGCCTCAAAATGACTGGTAGACACTATACCCATTGCAGGTCCACTGCTTGCTTCTACTGCTGTGGCTTTAACAGCGGGAACTGCAGCGAATTCGGCTTGGGCCTTTTTCATATACGATTCATGGTTGGTTTTAAAACGCAAAAAGCCTTGGCCTTTATTATCACTGCCATCAAGCACAACATCACTTTCCTGCTTATTCATGCGCCGCAACCAAAGCTCAGCACTGGCAAGAAAACGCTCCGCTCTTTTGATGCGATTTTTGATGCCTGCATCAGCTGATGCATAGTTGGTAGCCCCTACGCGCTCAAGCACAATTAAGTTTTGCTCATCCAGTAATGCTTGGGCAAAAATAGGCCAACCAGCGCTATCTTCACCAAACTGGTCTGGTACAAACCCTTCTTGGAGAAGTTCTGCGGGTGTGTTTAGCGAAACCATTACAGATTGCCGCCTGATTTATGGTTATTGATTCCGCGCTCAATTATCCTATCCAGCTTTTTATCCATCGCTTTGAGCTGATCACCAAACTGGTCACGAAAAGCAATGTTTGCTTCATGCTCTGCACTCATTTGCACCTCCATGATAGATATGCGTTTATCTGCTGCTGAGTGTTGCGATATATTATCTGTATAAACGCCAATCATTGCGCCAACCAACAATATTGTGCTGAAGACATGGCTCCATGTGAATTTTGAACCAAGATGCGTTGACTCAAGATGTGTAGGCATATGATTGCAATTTTCAGACATCACTTCGACTCCTGTTTTAAAGCTTGGTTGGCTGCATCCAAAGTGCTTTGCCAAAGCTTTTCTCTGGTTAAAAGCATGTTGTAGTTGTTGATGAGGTTGTTGAAATTGGCTTGATCCAAACCAATATAAATATTGGATTCAAAATCAATGGCAGGCACAGCGCAATCTCGCGATAAATGTTCATTGAGCGTGGCAAAGGGATAAATGCTTTTACGATCCAAACCCATGGCTTTGGCCTCTTCAATGCAAACGCTGGTATTGGCGATAGTGGAGTAACCATTTAGTCGGGGCCAATCAAAAGAGATGGATGCTAAATTTTGTTTGGCTGGTGCAAAAAACTTGAAGCTGGGCTTAGCAACTTCAACTGGTGCGGTGAACACAGTTGGCGTGGATGCACAGCCAGACACCATGAAACTTAATAGAAATACGATTAATAACTTCATCATTGCACCCACTCCGCATGCTTTTTATCACCGGATGCATTGATGATGGCCAATACCCGCTCGGCATGGCGCGACTCGCGCAAACCCTGCCAATTGCGGGTGGCATTTTTTGTTTGTACGGCTTGCAGTGACTGATTCATGTTGGCATTTTGCTCTGCCAATGTTGCCAATGAACCCACGAAATCATTCATGCTATGGGTGTTATTTAATAGCTGAGTACGCAATGAGGTGTTGGCTGCTAGGGCGGCATCTTTTGCTGCACGCTCTTCTGACACCTTCGCAGCATTGGATGCTGCTTCTGCTTTGTAGTAAAACAAACCAGCCGCAAGACCTGCCATGATGAGCAAGTATCCACCTAGAATATAAAGTTTAAATTTGTTAAACATCGGATTTGCCCCGCCACGCTTTGATAATCCCCTTAATTTCAAACAACATCTTGTCGCCAAACAGCAATGCGGCGAACATGAACGCCAACGCCCAAAAAGCGTATTCCACAAGCACGGCATCAGGCTTGGGCGCAGCGGCAAGGGTCAAACAAACATAGGTGATGGCTAAAGCCATGGTGCGCGTGACCAGTTTATGTTTTTCGATGAGGTCCATATCAGCCCTGCTCCACAATTTCAAAATGTGGTAGATCAAAGAAGGTTTGGTCGTTGAAAATGTTGTCGCTATCCCAATCGCCACCCCAACGAATTTCGATGCCCATTTGTGAAGCAATGCCTTTGACCACGCCTGCAAAGTAATAAAAGCGATCTTTGTCATTCCAATTGATTGGGTAAGGTGCAGCATCCACAGCCATCGATGGTGATGCATTGTGTTTACTATGTGGAAACTCAACCTTTGAGCGCCCTGTGCGGAAAAGCTCGGTTTGCTCAGCTTCGTCGCGCTCACCACACAAAATGCTGCAGTCAACATGCTTCACCACTTCATTGAACAAACGCTGAAGGTTTGGGTGGCAGCCTTTTAATCGCTGTGCTGATGATGTTCCAAATGCTGGCATGGCGGCTCCTGTGGTTTTTTGGCTTTTGAAAGCAAGGGGCGTGGGAGGAGGCATGCAACCACACCACTTGCTTACAAAAACCAGAGGGGAATCTGTTCAACCCCTCTGGCTGAGTTCTTTTGCTTTGGCTTATGCCAAGGCGATACGACGTACTTGCCCAGAATCACCAATCACTGCATTGTGTTTGCCGCGATAATCGTATTCTGTGCCACGCACTTTGCTGCTGCGCGAAGCTTCAACATTAAGTGCTTCCCACTCAGCAGATTGCAAGGTGTGACCTGGCAAGATGAGGTATGTAGCATCCACTTTTCGAGAGATGATGATTTCATCAATATCAGTCATCACTTGATTGTTATTGGTGTTTGGATTTTCAAAGCGTGATGCCAAGGCTTTGGCGACCGCGCCACCGTTGATACGGTTGTTGGTTAATATTTTCATAGTGGCGCCTTCATCTACTGAAAGCTTGTCGCCCACTGCTGTTAAAATACTGTCTGCAGCCGTATCAATTGTTTTCTCAACTGTTGTTGAAAATGCTGTATTAATACCAGCACCCAAAGCAGTGAACAAACCATAATGATTGCTTGCTTCAGTGTGCGCATATTTGCGCAATACATCTGCAAACAACTTATCAATTTTGTAGAATTGGTTGAAACGCAACCAATCATCAAGGATGGCTAAACCAGCACCATATTGAAGAAACCCAACGGATGTTTTGTTTGAAGTGATGCGGCGTGTTTTTGATGGCTGATTTGGTTCAAGCTGCTCAAACATCACGCCATTGGAGACATCCAATGCTTCAAATGTTGTGGAGGTTGAACTTGTTAAATCAATATGATCAAACAAACGACGAAAACCAAAATCAGGCATACCAACTTCACCAGTAGATGTTGTCACCAAGGCGACATCAGGCTTACCAGCTAGATTAGGGTCAGCTGCATTTTGGATTAAAAACCCATTTTGACGCATGTTTGCATAATGAATGTTTACTGCATCAATGAATTGTTCAAAGGCTTTCTGATTGCCAGAGAACGCACCATCTAATGCAGCTTTTGCAATATTTATATGTTTTTTAGTTGTCATATCATTCCCCTACAGGTTCACTTCATTGGTTAATAAAATTTGTGCTACAGCCACTGCGATTGCTGCATCTTCAGTGAAGACACCGCACTTGGTATTGCCTAGGGCAACATTGGTAAATAATGCTGCGGTGTTATCCCAATAGGCTGTTTCACCGGCTAAAATGGTGACAGCTGCAGAAGGCGCTTCGATGTTTCCTTCAAATAGCCAAATGTTGTCGGCATTTGCTAAGGTGTCGTTTAGACCAATAAGCACGCGTCCACGCAGCAATAAAATCGTTAATGCTGCGACAGCTGCGGTGTGAGCAAATCGAATGGTGTGGCCTTGTAGGCCTGATGTTTTTGTTGCTAAAGCCATAATATTCTCCCTTATTTATTTTTGTTATCGTAGTATGGGTTGCCATCTTCTTGGTCAGCGCCTTGAGCTTCATTGTTGAATTGCGGAGTTGCTTTTACTGCTGCTGCAAGCGGCTTTGCAATTGCCTCAAGTTGCGCAAGATGAATGCCCTCAAATGAGGCTTTGGCAGCTGCCACAGCTTCATCATCATCACCCACTTGTTTGAGTGCGCGTTGGCTGGCAACAATGCTGTCTACCACGCCTTCACGATGCGTATCAGCTGCAGCAAGTGCTGCTTTGATTTCATCATGCGAACGCTCACCCACTAAGGTGTTGAGTGTTTCTAGTGATTTATTTGCAGTAGCAAGAGCATTCTCATTCTCTTGGTTCTGCTCAACCAAGCCCGGCACATCCACTCCGGTCTCGGTTTTGATTTGGGCGTACATATCTTTTAACTTCATAACATCTCCTTTGCCCTGATCTCGATGATCGGAGTCATCGGAAACTTGTTTTTTTGGTGCATTTAAAAGACGTTTGAAAGCTTCGGGTGCATGTCGGAAGCTGTTTACAATTTTGTTTGATAAAGTGGTTGACTCATCTGCCTCGAGATTTGCATCAATCGTGGTGATAAAACCCTCATCCAAAGCTTCTTTGGCAGTGAACCATGTCTCATCATCCATGAGCTGCTCAACTTTTGCGGTATCAATACCTGTGCGCTCGGCATAGGTAGTGACGATGGTGTCTTTAAATTTATCCATCACATCAGCCGCTTTGCGAAGCTCTTCGGCATCACCATCGACATAACCCCAAGGGTTGTGAATCATCAGTAAAGCATTGGATGCCATGGTGATGGTGTCGCCTGCCATGGTAATCACGGATGCGATGGAGGCTGCAATAGAATCAATTTCGATATCAATCGCGGCTGGGTGTTTGCGCAGGGCGTTAAAAATCGCCACGCCTTCTGATACGATACCACCAAGTGAATGAATACGAACGGTGATGCGTGGAGCATCCACGCGCTGAAGCGCTGCAATCATATCTGCTGCAGACACACCCCAATAACCAATCTCATCATAAATATACAACACAGGGGTTTCGCCTGCCTTGTTGCTGATCTCGTACCAGTTGCGCTTACCCATGACTTACTTCTTCAAACCAACAAGCTCAGCGCGCAGGCGCTTAATCACTTGGGCATTGGTCACATCTGTTGGGCCTTCTTCGGCTTTTTCTAAATCGGCTTCAACATCTTTGATGCTGCGCTTGGGCGCTGGTGTTTCTTTTTGTTCGGGGTTTAACAAGGCATTGATAGCTGACACGACACCTTTGCGTGTATTGCCGTTGTTTTCTGTATCGAGCAAAGCTTCAAGCTCTTCGGGTGTTTTACCCTCTAAAGCCGCGGTGACTTCGCCCACATTACCATCAAGAATTTTTAGCAGCTCTTCCTTTTGTTCTGGTGTCATATCAGACCTCCTCAGATATGTGGTGTAACATCACATCGGCATGATGGATGCGTGTTGACCACGGGTTTTGGTGTTTCGTTTAAAGGGCGCGGGTTGCCAATAGCTTGGCTTTGGCAGGTTGGGCAGCCATCTGGCGCTGGGATAAAGTCAAACAGGTCATCAATGGCACTATCGGCAATCTCTGCCTGCCATTCGCCGCGCTTGGCTTCATCCCATGCAAGGGCTGTTTCTGTGCGTGCAATTTGTTCCCATTTCCAACGTGCGCCGTCTAATTCTCTTCTGAGGTTGCCAGCAATGGTCAATGGGTTTTCACCAGCATCCACACCCGCTTTTAAAATGCTGTGTATGGCTGGGGTTAAAGTGTTGTTGGTGAATGTGTCAAAGGCGACTGTGCTTGTGGTAAGCAGCTGATTCACTGCCGCAAGGTTGGAAAGCTCACCTGTTGGACCATCCAAGCTTGAGCGCTCAAAAGCATCCAACACACCCAAAGACCACGCGCGCAAATAAGCTTGGGCAAGAGCGCCTTGGGTAAGTGTTTCATTTTCATGGAGTGCGGTGATAAAGGCTGTCATTTCATCTGCAATCAACGCTTTGTCTGATTGCGTAAAAGTGAAACCATCGGATTGCAAACCATTACTGGCTTGCGCATCAAGACCAAGCTTCACAATCATGCGGGTGATGGATGCAGACCAAACATCATCCATGCCCTTGAGTGCATCTTTTTCGATTTTGTCTAAGGATGCATTATCAATCGGGCGGGTTTCAAGATTTTGAATGGGTGTTTTAAAACGAGCACCGTGGTTGGCATACCGCATGGATTGCGCTGAATTAAGCGCAGCACTTAAAACCTTGTTGCTGGTTTCCTCATCATCTTTGCCTTCGGATACATCAACAGGTTTCGCCGCATCACCATTTGCAAGCCCTGCATTGGCTTTCACCGCATCGGCTTGCGCATTCATAAACTTGGCTTGGGCTTCTGCCACCAAGTCAGCAAGGTTTGGTTTTTGGAAGATCACACGCCATGCCTTGCGCACATGGCTGCCATCTTCAAGCACTGTGGTTTCATTTGACCAGGTGCGGCCACGCGCCCTGAGCATGGCAATAATGATATCCTCAAGCACCTCAGCTTCCATATTGGTGCGAGTGTCTGATTCTTGTTTGAGGATTTCCATTTGAAACTTGGCAAGGCGCTCTGCGGTGGAAAAATGCAGACCAAGCAACCATGCAGGCAAACCAGACTTGGCAACCACTTGCTCAAGCAAATGACGCGCTGGCGCTTCAATCTCTAAAACTTGACCATCGGCACCAATCACATTGATAGAAACATCAGAATCTTTATCTACAGCTGTGGCAAATTCAACCGACTTACCATCACGCTTGGCTTGTATGCTTGCACCAAGCTGAGAAGCCAAGTCTTTGCGGCGGCTTTCTAGCTCTTCGCTTGAAACACGTCCTGCGGCTTTGTAGTTGATATGATAAGACGGGTCGCCAAAACGCTCATGGGTATTGGCAATGCCATTTTGAATCGTGGCAATGGCTTTGGCCACAAACGGCATCGAACGCAAACGCGAAACACCATAAGGGCTGGCATTTTCAACGGTGTATGCCATATACACCTTATTGCGCATATCCAGCTCTTTAAAACCTTTGTTGGCATAAAAGCTTGAAAGCACATTGGCAGACTGGCGCGACTCAAGCACAAGCTGCATGCCGCTCTCTGTTTTTGTTGGCTGAACACGTGTGTTAAAATACCAGGCTAAAGAACCATCATCTTCACGCCCACAGCGCAAGGCTTTGGAATCAGGCACATTCAAACGGACAATATCATGCCCATCAGCCGCAAAAACATGCTCTGTAATGCTAAAACCCTGCTCATGCACTTCATTACGCATGGCATGAGAAAAGCTGGTTAAACCTTTTTGCACATCATTGACTTGGATTTCTTTTGCCCATTGCTGAATCTCAGCTACAAGGGCTGTATCTTCGCCCACGATCACAGGTACACCATCAAGGGTGACTAGCCGATCAATCATGGCATCAAAGATGGGAATAGCTTCGCGCAGGGCTTCAATAAACTCAGGCTGGAAACTTCTTGCTTCATACGCACCAAACAATGGGGTGAGCAAACCTTGACCGTTTGGGGTGCGCTGCGAAAGCTCACCAGAGGCACCGCCACGGTTTAAAACGTAGTTGACTGCTCGCGCCAAAAAGCCTTGCTCCTTAGCCGTCATTATTGGGCTTCCCTGTCAACGGGTAATTGGTTGTGAGTTTCCCATGCATACGCCGATTGATAACGGGCGCGCGCGAACGTGATAAGGGGTAAACAGTGGCGAGGTAGTAACGCGTGTGATAATAACTAGCGCTGATGCGCTCCACAGGAAAAGGCATCATGGCCGCCCACACCATCAGCCAATACCTTATTCATAATCAAAGCACGGTCTGCGTCCACAAGATGGTCGTTTTTGTTTTTAAACGAGCGCCAACGTGGGCCTTGGGTGTAGACTTGGCTTGTATAGGTTTGCACGATTTCTGGGGCGAGTGGATACTGCGCTTTTTTCTTTTGCATGGCTAAAGACAACAAATCAGAGCCCAGCTCTTTACCATTCACGCGCATGGGTTTCTCAGATTGCCTATCAATGACAACCTCGCCATCTAAATCAACAGAGTCATAACCGCCACCAAACTGAATGCCCAAAAGGCGTTCTTCATAGTTGCGGTGTTGGTAGCGCTCTTCTGAGCACAGCTGCCCAATCACAGCCACACCAGCACTGCCCTGATCCACGCCAATGTTTGGGGTGATTGCATCAGGGTCAAACAAGCTGTCTATGGCGCGAATAAACTCGGTTTGGATATGGTAATCCACGCCTTTCATGTGTAGGCGCGAATGGCGGCGCAGGGTGCCCAGCCTGTCTTCGGCAACAAGTATCTCTGTGGGGTCCATGGAAAAACCAAGGTCGCACCCTATCCAATGGCTGCCACCACGAATATGACCAAAAGCTTCAAGCACAATGCTATCGGCAACATCGTGCCATTCATCCACATTGTTCCAATCACGAATAGACTCTACCCGCTCAAATTCAATCACCTCGCGCCCTTCGCCTACACCAATGGCTTCATAACTGAGCAACTCAATGCTAAAGGTGGACTCCGATTTGTTGGCAATCATTTTGAGACAACGGAATTCTTGAATGTCTGCGAGCACAGGCTTGAGTGTGGCAAAGGGGAACACAGCATTGCTGCGGTCACCATCGCGCCCAAGCACGTTTTGCTGGTAACCCGACGAATCCTCGCCGCCAAAGTCTTTGATGTATTGCCTGCGGCGCGCAGCTGACCAAAACGGGGCTGGCATCAATGTCTTGGGCCAGTTGAATAACACCCGGGGAAACTCGCCCTTGGTTAGCCTGCCTTGTTTGAGTTGTTTTTGTAGCTCGGGATAAGGAAGCGCCTCATTGCCACGGCGATGAAACTCACAATCCCTATCACCATCAGATACAGAATACTCACGCCACTGCGCTGTGGGTTTTAGCCCCCGCTTAAATTCAGAATAATGCTTTTTGTTTTTGAGCAAGGTGGCTTCATCCAATAGACCCCAACCATTCACATGCACACCCCTGAATGATGCACCTGCAATACCTGCTGGGCGAAAATCAATGATGCCGCGCCCATCGCCGTGGGTGAATGTCATTTTATGGTAGGGTGCTTTTTTGTGCCAGCCCTTGTTGCACATCGCCTGCAGCTGTGGGCTAAGCTCGATTTGTTCTTCAATGGCATCGATGATGTCAGTGAGGTGACCTTGCAAGGGTGCGCCCACCAGCGATTGCACGCGCCGCATAGGATTGCCATGCACATCCAGCAGCTCAAGATTGTGCAGCGTGGCACAGCTCCACATCAATAAGGTGATGATTTCGCGTGTTTTGCCCACCTCGGCACCATCTTTGTGAATCACATCGCCCATGCGATAATTGACGCTGGCAAGCTGATAATCCCAAAACTCATAGGGCATCATGGTGTCTGGCTCAATGAGATTCATGTTTGCCCAAAGGTGTGGGCGCGCATTGGTGAGCATCCAGGCATATTGCTCGATATTGATTTGGCTGCCATCGGTGGCGTGGTAATCACCGCGCATTAAGCCTTCAAAATTCAAACCATCAGGTGCGCTCACCTGCTCACCAAAGGCATTAATGAATGAGGTTTGCCGCGCAAGCGTTTGCTCAATGCTTTTTTGCATCAAGGCTGTGTAATTCAATATTTGACTAGGCTGACGGGCTATCATGTGCGGTTCTTAGCTTTACGTCGCGCCCGTGATAAGGGGTGAAATGTTGCAGCATGAAAATAAAGCTTGTGCTCGTGTGTATCGTGTGTATAATATTCCTATGAACAGTAAAGAAGTGATGAAGAAAATGAAAAAAGCAGGTTGGACAGTTTCCCGCATCAAAGGAAGCCACCACCAAATGACTCACCCTGACTTTGCTCATACTGTTACTGTTCCGCACCCAAAAAAAGAACTCGGCAAAGGTTTGGTTAAAGCAATTTTCAAACAAGCTGGGTTAAAGGAGTAAGTCATGCGATTTCCAATTGTCATTGAACCAGGTGATGCAACGACAGCTTATGGCGTGATTGTGCCAGACCTTGCTGGCTGCTTTTCTGCTGGTGATACCATGGATGAAGCCATGGATAATGCATCTGAAGCGATTGCTCTATATCTCGAAGAGAGCCTTCTTGAGGGCGAGGCTTTGCCTCAGGTGGGAAGCCTTGAAAACCACCGTAGCAACCCTGATTATGAAGGATGGATTTGGGCAATGGTGGATGTTGACCTAAGCAAACTTGAAAGCGAAGTGAAACGTGTAAACATTTCAGTGCCCGCTCGTGTGCTTGGTTTGGTGGATATTGCAGCGCATCAAGCTGGAAGAAACCGCAGCCAATTCCTTTACGAATCTGCTGTACTTCGTATTGAGCGTGAGCTTCCTTGCCCTTGATAGTATTTAGGTCTTAGACAGGGCAATCTGTACCTGTGAAATCGCCTCATGCTTAATAAAAGCATGAAATTGACGGGCGCGAGGTTTAGCGCAGCGATTGGATAGCTCTAACACACCATCGAGAGAAAGTGTGTTGGTCATCCTTGGTGAACCAAACACATCGGGCAGACGCTCAAGCCGCTTGAAGTGGCTATCCAGCTTAAACAGCGGCCCATTAGGGCGGCGATAGCCGAGTGCGTGGCAGCAGTCTACGCCAATAAACCTATATCCATCTTCACGCTTATAAACTCGGATTTCAACGCCTTCAAATGAAATCACAGCATCAGCAAGCATCACCCGAGTGCGGTCAATAATCGAAGGTTCAATGCTTTGCGCTGGTCTAGCATGATATGACCCTGTTTGCCGAATCGCTGGCAACACTTTGGATGTTACCCACTTGCGAAAAGCTTGCGCTTCTTCTTTGCGCGATTTGAAAATCAGGTGATACATACCTGATTCTGAGATGACGTTAAACTCTCTCTCTTCACCCATAGCACCCTTCATACTGTGAAGGGTGCTTTCGTCATCATCTAGGATAGAAAGCGCCCTTGTCGGGTTGACTATGCCAAGTATTTTGCAGAGATCGGCAGCCACAAACCAGATGTTGCCCAGCTCATCCACGCTGGTGCGCAATTTGGGCGCTGAGGGTGTGTAATCAAAAACCTGTGGCATGTTCATAGCTCAACCCCATGCTGATTTCTTGCGCGGCGATAGAGTATGCCCGATAGCATATGGACTGGGGGAACCGACACATTGACATAGAAACGACTGTTGTCTGTAAGGATGTTAAGCACATGCTGCGTTGTGCGTGGGCCAAGCTCATCGATAAGTTGTTGGATATAGTTGGCGGAAGCCGCCTGTTGTGTGTTTGCCATGATAGGCTCCTTTGTTTTTTTGAATAGACACTTTTTGAATAAGTATCGGGCGCTTCAAAACAGCCAAAGAACTGCTACCGGTATTCCCCTAAGGTCTTTTATTCCCAGTAACACCCGAATTCAAATCTGAATTCTAGGCACAAAAAATCCAAGGTTTGCGACCTTGGTTGTCGCTTTGAGTGTTTTGAAGCACTTAAAGCAACTTTAGTCATTCACTTGCGCACTTGTCAAATCTCTTCTACTATATCTCTGCGAAGTGAGGGGGGGGGCATCCAGCTATGAAGACCTTATATGCTGCACTTTTAACACTAGTCATGTGGCTGTTTTCGCTGATGGCCTTCATCATGTTGATGATGTCCATTTTTGGCAGTAAAAGTTCGCTTTTCCCTGCTGTAGTCATCTTATCCATTCCTGCTTTGGGCGCGTGGTATTTGCGCAAAAGAGCGGTGGAGAATCAGCACCACATTGGCGCAATGTTTCCGAAAAGAATATTGGAAAACAACAACCCTGAGGAAGATATCCGCTGTCCGCACTGCCAAGCTGCATTCGATGAAATGCCCAAACGCAAGCGGCGGTGCCCACACTGCAAAGAGTGGATTTGGCCTATGCGCCCACCTGGCATGCAACACAAACGCCTGACCACAGTTGAGCAGGCTTTGGCGTGGAAGCTGGAACACGAAAGAACCAACCCTCTCGATGTTGGTTTTGGCTATGCGCGTGAGCTGGCAAGGCAGGGCAAGCCATTTCAGCAAGCCTTGCATGATGCCCACAGAAAGAAACTGCTTGAATACCTTGATAAAGGGATAAAAACAGTGGGTGTTTCCCCTGCGCCTGATAGGTGCGCAGCTTGTGGACGAACACCTAAAAAACGAATCAAGGTAGCAGATGAATTGCTCAACCAAAGGCTTCCTTGCTTGGATTGCACTTCTGATAGTGTTGCTGACGGCTGGTGCCGCTGCGACTACTTGCCTTTCGATTAGCTTCATTTTTGCTCCTGTTTTCGTTTGGCTTGATAGTAGGCTCTGGTTTTGCGAAGCAACTCGGCTTCGCGTTTTTTCTTTTGTTTGCTCATTTTAATCATCAAAGGGGTTGGCGGCTCTAGCATTTCACCACCTCCGCTCTCGAATAATATTGATCATGGTGACCGCAAATGAGCCACGTCCCCTCCGACGAACCCGCACATAGTTGCCCTTCTCTGTTTTGATGGGTTCGCGGGTGGTGTATTTGGGATTGTGGGCGCGCCAATAGGTGTTTACCACATTGCCCTGAAAACCCGTGCGCCGCTGCATCTCTTCGGGATTGTAATGCCCTCGCACCACAATCCGCGCAGATGTTTCCAACAAAATCTCACCTTCGCGGAAGGTCATTTGTTTACTCGGAATTCATAAGGCGTTAATGGCAACCTTCTGATTACACCATCAGCTTCCAGCCTTTCAATCACCCTTGAAGCCCTATTGTATCCAACCATCAAGTGCCTCTGCAAAAATGATGTGCCAAAGGAGCCTTGTACCACACGGCCAATAAGCTCTACAGCTCTTTCATAGGCTTCGTCATCTGCGCGTTGATGCTCTTCTACACTCATAAAAAGTGAACCCCTCTTTTAGAGTCTAAAAAACAACCTTGAAGTAGTTTGTACAGCTTACGCCCACCTTCATGCTTGTTTTCAATTGGCTGCGGCATGCTGTTGATAATATCTAACGCATCTTTCCTGCTTATTTTCACCGTAACTGATTCAACTTCTAGTTGTATCTCACTCATGACTCAGGCTCCTCATACAATGTTTTTATGCGTAGTTTATCGTTGCCAACCCTTAGCATTTCGCTGAGGTCTTCTGGCATGATGATAATGGGCACGCTGATGGTGCTTAGGTAGTTTTTGCCTTCTGGTTTCCATTTCCACACGTCAGCTTTGAATGCATCGATGGCTGCTTGCAAATTAACCCACGATGCCAACTGCTCTGGTGTGCAGCCATAAGTCTTTTCGATGTATTCAAATTCTTTACAGGCTCTCTCTGCGGCTTCTCTCAATTCTTTGCTGTTGCCAAACATCACAGGCTCTTGCTCTACTGGCTCGGCTTGTAGGGCGGCTTTGAGTCCAATCATTTCATAATCACAATGAAAATCATGGCTCCATAAAACACCGTCTTCATCACAGTCATTCTCATCAAGCTTATCGGCAGAAGGTCGCTTTTGTAGGTTTGTTTGCTTTGCTTCATGTGTAATCTTGCCTACAACTATATTTTCAACACCTGCATCCCATTCACCATCAAGATAAGTAGATATTGATTCCTTAGCGTCATCAAGTGCCTCTGCCTCTGTTTTAAATGTTTCAAAATACCCTGCGTCAGAGTCATATACAAAATATCCATCCTCCATCGTTTTCTCTACTGCTTCTCTCAATTCTTTACTCATAACCACCTCATTTTTTCTCAATCACTTTCCCATCTACAACTTCAATCACCACACTGGCACCAAGCTGATCACGTAGGGCTTTGTAGCCTTCGCTTTGCATAAACTCGGCAAGCGCTGGTGCATCCCGCTGAATCGCTGCCCACGCTTTTCGCTTTTGCGCATCATCCAACGTGGCCAGAACAACTTTCACGATTTAAGCAGTATTTCCCTCTGATATACTGGGATAAACCCAAGCAACCAAAATGTTTCAACTTTGACGCTGTATGAAGGGCGACGCGATGATGTCTCCTTTACTTTCAAAACATAAACTGTCTTTTTCATGTTCCCTCTCCTGTTTCGCTGATAACATCTGCATCCACCACCTCGGCATCATCAAAGGATGGCACCTGCATATTTTGCGGAATCATGCGGCTCATTTGTCTTGTCATTTCTGCAGCTGTGAGCTGCGTTTCTTCATCGGTGATGGCTTTGGCTTTAGACTGTGGTGTAGCCAAAAACTCGGGCAGATTGATGCCCAGCTTGTCCATAAGTTTGATGAGGATGTTGATTTGCGGGTTTTCAAACTCTTTGGTGCCTACAATGTCGCCATCGGCTCCAAATACATCTTGAGATACCCACATGCCCTTGTCTTGAATGTCTTTGAATGCCTGTTGAATCAGGGCGACATTTTGACCCATTAACAATGCGGCAAGACCCTGCAAAGCTTCCATGTCGCCTTGTTGCGCAGAAACAATGGCACTACCAGCCTCTTCAATCACTGACCAATCAATCACATCAAGGCATCTGCCCCCTGCTTTGGTTTTTTGCTCTTTGATAAAGGGGCATGTGTCATATTTGGGGCAAGTGGTCTGGCATGGCTTGCCTTGCATGGCTGACATGGAGGCTTTGGCTGACATGCCATGTTTCCAAGCATTCATGGATGATGCTTTTTTGCCTTTATCTGTTTTGGGGCCTGTGGCGTGTTTGCGCGCTTTCAGCGAGGCATCTTGGCGCTGCTTGATTTGGGCAGGGCTTAGTGGCTTTTTGTTTTTCTTAGGCTTTGCCATGATCACTCAACCTCTCTGGCGCTGTTTCTGATGATTTCGCGCACTCTGTTTTCTGAAATGTTGTGCTTGGCGGCGAATAACGCTGTGTCATCACCACCTTTGCAGTGGGCAATGATGTCGGCATCGCGAAATGGCTTAGCAAGGCCTTTAAAGAAGTTTTCTGCGGTCTGAACGTAGAACTCGCCACCAATGCCGCCTGAGAGGGCATCTAGCATGTCAGAAAGCGCCTCTGCGCCATGTCTGCGACCGATAGATACCAAACCCGTAGCATCTTCTGCCGATGCCTGAAGTAGTTCGTTTCGTTGTGCCATGATGTTGGTCATATCAGTTCCCCAAGATGGATTGCCAGTGGGCTGTGCCCAGGCGTGATTTTTGTAAGTGTCTTTCTGAAATGGCGATGTAGCGCATTGTTGTTTCAATGCTTGAGTGGCCCATTAACAAGGCAATCTCTTGAACGCCAATGCCGTGGTCGTATAACTCGGTGGCGTAGGTGCTGCGCAACTTGTGAAGGAAAACATCACCTTTAAGGCCCACACGCTTGGAAACGCGCTTGATCACATCATGCATGCCACGAATGCCCATGCGGCCACCACTTGGCTGATGACGATTGCCATGGAAGCTGATGAAAAAGCTGTCTTCGCTGTCAGCTGCATACATTTGGCGAACCACAAGCCATTTGGTCAACTCGCCAACAATTGGGCCCTCAAATGGAATCACGCGCTGTTTGGCACCCTTGCCAATCACGTGGACACGTCCTGTGCGGTGGGCAAGCGTAATGCGATGAATCGTTAAGTTTGCCATTTCTTCGCGGCGCATGCCCGTGGCATAAAACAACATCAAAATGCAGCGGTCGCGCACTGTGGTTGCAGTTTCATTCTCTGCGATTGAGAACATATCTCGCAATTCGGAATGGCTAAACTTCTGGGCAGCTGTTTTGCTCACTTTAGGTGTGGGCACACCATCGCATGGATTACTTGGCAGCTTGTCTGTATCAACCAGCCAGGCACACACGCTACGCAATGCAGATAAGCGGCTGGCTCTGGTGGCGTTTGAATGATTGCCTCGACTGACAACCAAATACTTCATCCATTCTTCGACTGTGTTCTTGCTCAATGGAAGACCATTGCTTTGAACCCAACCAAAGAACATGCGCGCAACTTCGCAATACTTATGCGCAGCACTTCGGCTGCAGCCACGTGTAATGACATGATAATCCGTGAATAAAGACGAATGCTGGGGTGTCCACGCGAAATTCATGCCGCAGGCTCCCAAATCCAAAAGTTGAAAATCGCCCATTTATTACGAGCCACATAGTGTGCCCGCTTCGCTTTGTGGTACTGAGCTTTTGACGGGGGGTACCCCTTAGCGTACACGGTGGAACCACCAAGGCACACAACATACAATAAAAACAAACACTTAGAACAGCGCCTAGTAAACACGCTCCGACCCTTCCGACTCTGTTTTTGGCAAATTTCTTTACCAAAAGAACATAGGTTGCCACATAGGCACAACCTACCCCCTATATACAACAACACATCAAGCCCTTTCGCTCCGACTTCCAAGGTGTATGAACAGAACCTAATTACCGTGCAAGCTATATAAACAAAGGGAAAAACAAGCATCAGCGTTGCCCTCTAGCCGATGGCCAGTTGAATACAACTTGGGCCATATCATTGCGTAATCGGTCCACAACTCTTGGGTGAAATACCTTCGTTGATAGATGCTCCATGCCCTTATTGCTGCAGATAATCGTTGGCAGCTCATAATCAAGGCGCTCAGCCAAAATGTCTGACAAGATTTGGCAGGTATATTCACCCAGTGGGCTTGCCGCTACTTCATCTACAACTAAAAAAGGTTTCCTTTTGAAGTTTTTAACGTATTCCTCACGACTAATCTTGCTATCAGGGTTCATCGCATCACGAATACCACGATCAATATCATTTGCTGTGCAGTAGTAACCAGGTGATTTGCCATGCTTCACGAATTCAAACAGCAAAATTGCAGCAAGCGTTGTCTTGCCTGTGCCAAACCCACCATCTCTCGATGATTCACCAACAAACAATAGGCTAGAAATATCACCATCAAAAAAACGCCGCGCATATTTAAGCGCTCTGCGATGCCCATCATGTTCTTGCCAAAAATCGGCAAAGGTTAACCCATGATATCTTGGTGCAAGCCCCATGCTCTCACACTGTGCCACCAATGCTTTTTCACGTTGGGCCAACTGTCGCTCACACGATTCACACTTATCACCAAAATAGTCGCCATGATAGCTGCAAACTTTTGTCTCCAAATCGGCTGGCTTGAAATGGTGCCTGTGTTTTTCAGGAATAAGATCTTGAATTGATTGCATTAGAAATCATCTCCTGTTTGAGCAGTTCTTCTTTCTTGAAAAGCGTTGTATCCACCAGATAAAATTTTCTTGGTGTTAGCTGGATTAATGAGGAAAGAGATGTTCATAGTGAATGGATCCTTTTGTTTTCCTTTTTTCCTGCCTGTTAAAAAATCACTCTCACTGGCTTTGCTAAAAATATTTAGCCAATAATCAGGGGTATTGATTTCAAGAGCAGATTTTAAAGCACTCCATATTGTTGACTCTGATGTGATCACTAAATCAGTTTTTGATTTGTTGGGGAACAACTCACAGAACCGATTGAATAAAAGAATGATATCGCGCTCACTCTCTGTGTGTGTGTGTGTAATATCTGTACCTTCTGTACACTCTGTACACTCTGTAGAGCGCGCGGGCTCGCGTGGGCGCGTTACGTGCGCGTGAGTTTCGGGAACGGTTGCAAACGGTTTGTTTAACGGTTCGGGAACGGTTAAAGAATCGGCTAGTTTTCTAAGCTTATCAAGGGTCTTTGAATAATATGGTTTATCTTTATCAACACTGGTTTTGTAATCTTGGAAGATTGAGCCCATTACCAATTGGGCAACCTGTGGAGGTAGGTTTGATGCATTTTTCATGGCTCCAATCCAGATGTTTGGATTGGCAGCTTGCCACATTGAAAACTGCGGCAAAAAGATGATGTTATACTCTGGCCACCACACTGCTTTCTCACCAAGTGCGGCGATTGCCTTTGCCACCTTTTTCTTTCTGAAAAGTCCATCGATGCCAGCTAATTCAGCCAAGCGCTCTTGCGATGCAAACATGACGCCGCAAAGGTTCATTTCAGAAGATGTATATATGGATGAATAGAGCGCGATTGATTGACATGAGTTGAGGCCTGAAGAAAAACCAACTGGCATGCTTCTGTAGCGGCATTGATTTGTGCTCATACGCCAAACCCCCATCCGCTGTCATCGTCATCGAATGGATCAAAGAAGTTTTGCAGTTCTTTTAAAACATAAACAACCAAGCCTAATATGAAAAAGATTACTTTCTTCATAGCAGAACTATCCCAGTGCCCAAACAGTGACCAAAAGCCACGCTCATAGGCGTATTTTCAAGCACTTTGGCACCCTGGTTAGATATGCGACTTGTGCGCGTTTCCCTATATTTTAATTGGGTTCTTGCTGTTCCTGACGTTGGCGCATGTTCGGGTTCGACTCCCGCTCCCGGTACCACGCATTTAAAAAGCCTGTAAGCATCACGCTTATAGGCTTTTTTTATTCCCATAACTTATCTTTCAACCTTTTCATAAACCAATTATGCAGAAACCCAAGAGAAAAAAGCACCCAAGCCTTCATTAAAGGGCTCTGCTCCGAATGCCGCTGACTTAAGCCCTTTTTAGTCAATTTTTCATAGTATTTCACTGCTTGTAATCCTTCCTAGCTTTGGTGAGTAAACGGTGTGGCTTTGGTCTCCGTTTTACTGCCCTAGGTTCGCTTCTACCAGAGCGTTGGTGGAGGATGCTACCCGCGATTGAAACATACAAACATTGCATCAGTCGCAGCCTTTCCGTTTGTGTGATATAGGGTTGGCTAAGGTGGGGTTCCCACACTGCCGCAATGTTTGCACACAGCCCTTAAAACTTATCTGACGTAATCTTATCTTTTTTTCTCTCGCCGATTCGATTATTAGAGCACGAATACAGTTATAAACAGCCTTTTCCAATATGAAATGAGTCTGAAATCGAGTATGTCGTCCATAATAGGAGGATGTTGGTACAAATGGATGAACAACGTATAGAAACGATTGAAGATATTGCTGCATTTTTAAGTGGCACA